GAGTAGGCCGTCATTCTGGCGGGCGAGCAGTACGCTTGCGGGGTAGGGTTCGAGTTCAACAGCGCAGATGGTTCGGATTCCGAGCAGTTCGCTTCCAAGAATTCCTCCACCAGCGCCCGCGAAAAGATGTAGCTCATTCACTTAATCATTTAGTTTTAACTTCCAATACCTTAAATTTGATCATCCACACCCAGGGATCCTTTTCCGCTTCCCCGGCGCCGTGCAGACGATCCCACAGCGTGAAAAAAGAATCTCTGGCGCGGATGCACATGCTTTCCGGTTCCAGATAGTTTTTCCAGCCGGTAGCGGACGTTTCTTCATCGTAAAAAATGGCTTCAATTCCTTCCGCACGGGCTTCTTCGGCGGTGATGGATTTTAGTTTCCTGACCTCAATATCAGTTATTTCCAGCAGAATCCGGGAGGCGCAACGGGGAAGGAACATGGCCTGACGCCGCCGCAAGACAGATCTGTCCAGCCAGGGTTCCCGAACCCAGAGCCGTTCCCCCGGCTTCCCATAAGGGCATTTCACTACAGGATCCAGCCCAGGCGGGCATTCCCCGCGCGGATCCTGGAAAACGGCGCGCCAGATTCCCGGCTCTTCTTCCGTGAAATGACATAGTTCCCAGGCATCTTCCCCCAGGGGGATTTTCCAGTCCGGCCACCCATTGAAACGTTCTAAGCCCCGCGTGCGGCTGGTCTGTGTTTTCCAGCCTTGCAGCAGCGCCCGCACCATATCCGAAGAAAAGGGGATGGGGCGTTCTTTGATATATGTTTTCATAAAATATGAACGGTTATTTCTTTATTTCATCAATAAGACGCAGGATTTCTTTTTTGTGCCTGTAAAGCACATCTTCCCCCACGCCCAAACGGTCACATAGTTCCCGCCAGGTAAACGAGCGGGGATCCCCTATCCCAAGCAGCTTGACCAGGATGCCGGCATTAAGCGCCAGATGCCACAGGGTCAAATCCATGCTGCCGGGATGGACGCGCAGCAGCCGGAAAAACTGTTTTACCACGTCTTCCCGCTTGGCGTGGTAGTATTCATCCAGCAGCACAAGCTGATCCTCCGTGAATTCCTCACGCGGAAAATCAGCGGGCAAGCCTTCCCCCGCCTCATTTTCCGCCGGCGGATGAAAGGGAAGCTGTTCCAGATCCTTCACCTGCACGCGCAAATACCATGCGGCATATTTGTTGCTCATAAAAAAATGCTAACTGTTAAGCACTCCGAGTTTTATTTTATTCTTTTTCAAGGTCATGTGGAGATCCACAAACAGGGACGATCCTATTTTCACCATGACCAGCGTTCCGTTGTTGCGCCAGCTCCGCAGCGTTTCTTTGCTGGGGGCGCTGTCCGGCAGGAACAGGCCCGGCGTTTTGGGCAAATCATACAGGCGGCAAAAGCGGGGCAGATATTTGATCTGATCCCCTGCCGTTTGCACGTTCCCCACGGCCACCACGCTTTCAAGTTTTTCTTTTTCCATGGCTTTTTAGTGCATTTCACATTTCGTACAAACTCCGGCCATCCCCATCATTTGTTCCAGATTCTTCAGGGGGATTTCAGAGCATCCCAGGCCCTGGGCCAGAAGAATTTCCGTAACCAGCGACCCGGCCAACGCTTCCAGCTGCACACGTGGCAGACCTTCCACCAGTTCCCGCGCCGTGTTGATGACGTTTTTGATGATGTCGTCCGCGATCTTGATGTTCCGTCCACCTCCAGGGGTGTCCGGATTGAATGCTGTATTTGTTTTCATGATTCTAATCGGTTGTTTATCTCAAATTCAGGTCAGGATCCGCGCCGTTGACCACTACGGGGGAAGGAGTAGGGAACATTGCCGGCGCCGGACATGTTACGGGCACAGGGGCCGGAACAGGGGGCAATGCTGCCGCCGGGACATTATTCCGCCCTTGCCGGGCTAATGCTTCCCTAGTTAGCAACGTGGAAATATCTATGCCCGCCTGCGCGGCCTGAATGGCGAGAGTTCCAAACGTTAGTGCCGGGACAGTTATTGTGATCTCACTATTTTTTGTAAGTTTATTATTCATGGCTGGAAAACGATTTACTAAAAAAGTAATAATGCGTCAATCGGAAATTGCTATTTTTAGCAAAATCAACTTCCCGCGTTGACATGGAATACCTATTTTAGTAATCAATGGGTATGGATTTATCTGTCTCGGACATCAAAAATTGGCTAAAAAGCATCAAAAAGGATCGAAAATGGTTGGCTGATCAATTATTTGTCAGCATCCACACCGTAAATAACTGGCTGGCGCCAAATTCACCTATACCAATACCAAAAGCGAAGCTTGCGTATATACAGAATTTGATGACCCCTCATCAGACCATCAAAACTAAAAAAGTTAATTATGATGATATTATTACATTTTCTGTCCGGTTGACGCCGGAGGAATGGAACGCCCTTCTTCCTCCGGACATTGACCAAAATGACTATGCCGCCGCGGAAAGGTATATCCGCAACCTTCTTCAATCCGTCGTGGATTCTACCCCACCCATGCCGCGCCCCCAAGAGCCAGACGACAACGCATGACCGCTTTTGAATCTGGGCATAAAAAAGGCCGGCATCAGGGAAAGAAGCCGGCCTTTTCAAATTTTTAGTTATCCCTTAACCTCTTCCAGAATCTGTTCCTTAGTCTTTCCTGTTTCCTTTTCTGCTTCCTTCCAGAAAACTTCTTCTGGAATGACAAGCGTGCCTGAATCGGGTTCAAAGGCATGAGCAAGTTTCCCGCCAATCTTATCATATTTGTAAGAAGGAGACCCTTCTTCACACCAGATCAGCAAATCAGGACGGGCACCTTTCCCGACAACCCCGCCGCCCAACATCTCCACAATCTTTTCAAGGTTCTTTCGCGGCCCTGTTGATGACTTGCCCGTAAATTGGCACCATGTACGCCTGAAGGCCGGGAAATTTTCTTCTTCATAATTTCCCTGAAGCTGTTTTTCCACATGGTAAGAAGAAAGCGCGAGCACACTCCCACGGCACAGGGATCTAAGAAAAAGCAGAAGCCGCAAACGGTTTCCTTCATTCTCAAAATACGCGGTGAACATGCGCCGCATTGCGTTGAAAGGGTACCATGCAAATTTTTCGTCCGGTAAAAATTGCGCTAAATAGGACATGTTTTCCCGTGTTGCGCTTTCTTCACCAGCGAAAACGAAGAAATTCCGAAGCATGTTTACCCATAAATGGTTGTAATAGAATAAATATTCCGTTTCCGTCTCAATGTCATTCCGCTTCTTGATCATGTCAAGAGCAAGCTCCCCAATTTCCCGTGCGGTTTTCCCTTCCTTCAGGGCAAATAATACGTTTGATGCTCCTTCTTCTTTTCTGACGCGCGTCAATCCCTTCATGGTATCAGGAATATGTTCCGCATCAGGAGAAACGCCGCCCATGTCACAGGCTAGCGCATACCCGGCGATCTCAAATAAATAGACATCCGTTTTCCGGCTCCCGCAATTCCGCGCATACATGGGATCATTTTCATCAAATGGCAAAGTCACCGTAATCATAACTATTTTTCATTAACGGTCTTCTTTTCTATTGGCAACCAAAAACCACAGAAAAATGTTATTTCTGGACAGAAAACGGCATATTATGCTATCACGAACGCATGATAAAAGATCTGTTTTCTGTACTGATAGCGTCCTGTCTGGTTCTTCCCGCCGGTGCAGGAAATGTGACTATTCCAACATTGACTATCGGTAATGACACTTACAAGAACGCTACTGTTTCCTATAAAGGCGGCCTGACGGCAAAAATCAGTCATGACGAGGGAACGAAAAGCATTCCTATATCAAAACTGGCTCCGGAACATCAAGCTGCGCTTGGCATCACTCCGGAAACGATTTCCAGGGAAACGGCTAAGATGGAAGCTCTGAAAGAGAAAGCATTGGAAAAAAAGAAAAAACAGGCTGCAGAAAAAGAACAGACAAAGGAAAAATTGCGTGGTTTCTTGAATGAATTAAACCGTTCTGAATATTATCAGCTGGCCGTATATGGAACTTATAAAAATGGAATCCTGGTACATCCTTATTCTTATTATGATGGAAATTGCGTCCATGAACACACAAGCGTCAAATATATTGTTTTAGGAATTCCGAAAAAGGGCATCACAAAAGACACGTTGTTAAAAATAAAAGCGATTCCAAACGGACATGTTGAAATGGATGGAGAAAGAGTACCTGCCCTCAAATTCCTTCTTTATGAAAATGAGGAAAAGGCATTCAGGAAAGCTACGCAACAAATGCTGAAAATGAATTAATTGTTTTATTTTAATTATAATTTTATATAATTATAAATTTTGTTTGTGTATATAATAAGAGAGAAAATGTATCAAAGAGTCGTCATGAAATTATTATTTATAATTTTGGTTTCCTTTAGTTGTCTGATTTTGTCATACTTTTTTAATTTCGATTTTATTCAGAATACTATCTTACTTTTAGCCGCCTTTATTACATGGTGGATATATTACGATAGTAAAATAAAGGATATATCTAAAGCCGCAACTATTCTTGCCCTTCAAATAAAAGATATAGAAAAAAATATTGAGTATCTGTTTTCAGAAGGTTTAATAAATGGAGCTATTCAAGAAAGACCTATTCATTATTCTAATTTAATATATGAGGAGAATCAATGGGATAAATATTATTACCTAATGGCTGGTCTTCTATCATCGGAGGCTTTTGAAAGAATTGATTATTTCTTTAAAGTAGCACAACGTGTTCGAGAACAGCAGCTTTATATAAAGAAGAAAATACAACAGTCTTTGGATGATAAGGTTACGCATTATTATAATGCAATATATAGTCAAGTTGCCGATTTGAGAATTGATAAAAAACAATCTGAAGCGAATATTGATCAAATTAAGGATAAATTTTGTAAGATAAATACTGAAACATATATGCAGATAGAATATGCTAATGGGTTAGAAAATGCTTTAAGAAGATATAGAAAATTAACTGATGGTAATGCGTATGCAGAATTGAAAAAGTTGAAGGATAAGAAAGTATGATTTGTTTCAAGAAATTAATTTTTCAAAATTGAATCAAGAAAGGAACTGCCCTTTTATTTTTCACGAATATCTGGACAAAGACAGAAAAAGCATGCTATCACGAAAGCAATATGCGTACGGACTTACATTCTTTTAAGCGGGCAAGAGCGGCATCCAGGGACGAACAAGCGGTATGGATGCGATTCATCCGTACATGTAAGAGGAATAAAACTCTACGCTATATCTTCATCATCATTTTATTGCTGTTTGTTATCTTTTATATATGGGCAGATTGTTCATTAAAAGATCTTGATGAAGTTGGAAATGCATTCAACATTCTTAATACTTTTTTTACCGCTCTTGCGTTCATAGGCCTTATTGTCACGATTCTCTTACAAAGAAAGGACTTGGCTCTACAGCGTGAAGAACTGAAATTGCAGAGGGAGGAAATGAAAAGACAATGTGAGGAGCAGAAGCGCCAGGCAAATGAATTTGAAGCCCAAAACAGATTAATGAGAATTCAGCAGTTTGAGAGTTTCTTTTTCAAACAACTAGAATATCTGAATTATTTAAGCAAAAATGTACGTATAAATGGAAATTCTGGAGTTGATATTTTTAATGAAATAATAGATAATGTTAGAGATTGCTTAAAAATCATTCGATACCCTGATCTATCTAAATCTCTGCTTTCGAACAACCTAACCGAAAGAAATGAGATAAATAAGAAGTGGCGATCATTTGAGTGTAATGGTAATGATTTGCTTGCCTGGTCAAATAAATTTTACTTTTTGACTCATTATGTTGATGAAATTGATTTTTTAAACGAAAAAGAGAAATATTTATATTTTATGACTATTATGGATAATTTTTCTGATAGACAAAAATTTTTACTTCAAATTATGGGGCAAATTTCTTCTGATAAACTACAACATAAGATAGAAGAAAAATTAAGGAAAGATGGATATTTTCATATGCATCCCGAATTGATTTTTGGTGAAGAATGTGAAAAAAATAAGAGAATATTTGAAAAAAGTATCGGATTAGGTTCTAACTGGGGGCATGCTATTTTTGCTATCATAGATGCAGAAAAAAGTTCTGAATCTATGGGAAAGTAGCTGAACAGGGCATGAAGGTGTTTGCCGGGAAAATACAGCCGTTCTGACCAGATAACCCGCCGCCGTTAGTTTTGCATGACAAGCGCCTGCTTGACAAATCCGGAAGAAAGGGCACAGTAAAGGCGTATTGATTGCCGAACATCACATGTTCACTTTCTAAACAATCGGCCCCGGCTGTTCCATCAGTCGGGGCCTTTTTTACGATGAAAATAAAAAAAGTTCACATAGTGTTCTTTTTTTTCTTGATAAAAGGAACACAATGTACTAATCTGTACTCATGCCAAGGAAGAAACGAGAGTTGAGGCAAGACCTTCTGAAAGCGGGTTTCAAAGAATTCCCCGGTAAAGGCTCCCACCGGGTGTTCAAGCTGGGTTCCCTGTCATGGGTCCTTAGCGGACAACTGGGGGACGATGCCGACCACTACCAGGAAAAAGCCGTGAAACGCCTGACAGAGCAAGCCAAAAAACAAAGGAAGGGTGAATAACCCTTCCTCCACTCTCATCCCTGACAAAAAATTAGAAAGAACATATGATGAAAACAAAAGAACACTACACGAGAATCATTTACTGGTCCGACGAGGACGGGAAATATCTGGGGAAACTCCCGGAGCTTACCCCTTATCCCTGCGTAAGCGGTCAAACCGTGGAAGAAGTCAATGCCGAACTGGATCAGGCGGAAGAAGCTTTACTGGATACGCTGGGGGATGATCTTCCCGCCAGGGGGATCCGGGTGGTTGTTCCGGGATCCCGGCGGAATTGGATTGCAAAAAACAAGGTTGCCAAACTGCGGCAATCCCTGGACATGGGCCAGAAAGAATTTGCCGCACTCCTGGGAACCTCCATATCTACCCTGAAAAAATGGGAAAGCGGTGAACGTACCCCATCAGGAGCCGCCGCTAAACTCCTGGAGATCCTGGAACGGAATCCAGAAGCCGTTTTAACCAAATAACAAAAGGCGCCCCCGTTTGTGAGGGCGCCTTTCTTTTTGCCGGTATTCACAGCACCGGCATTTACAGCCGGGCAAACTGAAGGTGCATCCAGTCATAATTCCGTTCACGGCCCAGGGAAACGGCTCCATGGGCTTCCCAAATCTGCCACCACTCTTCACATTCCGGGCGGGAAAGCCCGGCATGGGGGGCCTTGCAGGAATAACTGTTCCGTTCCGGGTCAAAGTCCAGGGCAATTCCCCAGGCGTGCATGCTCTTGCTTTTGCCGGTGGCCGTGCTGCGGTCATTGTAGGATCCGCCATACTGGTCCAGGTGAAGCGCGCGGATCCGGTCCAGGCCATATGCGGCCAGGACTTCCGCCAGGGCCGCCTGAACGTCCTGGGCAATCGCCTGATGCACGCGGATCGTTTTCACGGGCCGCCCCTCATAATATAAAGGATAAGGGGGGACAATAGAAACAAGGTTGCTTTCATCCCCGCTCCGGCCAAAAATGGAAAGGCCGGCCCGGACGGTTGCCTGGGAAGGCCAGGACCGGGGGCAGGCAATGTTCAGGGCGGCGGCAATGCCGCGGGCCGTGGCAGGGCCAGGGATACCGTCAGGCGTCACATTCACGGCGGCCTGGACCGCGGACCAAATTTCATGACAGCGCAGGCGTAATGCCACGGCGGCAAGCGTTTTAGGCCCCGGCACCCCATCCGCCTTCAGCCCCAGGGCCCGCTGTATGGGTTTGAATTCATGATATTCTTTGATAATCATATAATTATTTAATTGTTAAATGGTTGGAACTGGTAAGAAAAACTTTACAGTTGGAGTTAATCTCGCTGTTTAAGCTGTTGCTGGTGGTAATTCTCCAAATGCTGGAGACGGGTATCCATCGTCCGCAGGATCTCCGCCGTATGGGCCGCGTTGGTAGCCTGCTCCTTCACCACCTCGCGGAAATCCAGGTAGATGAACACGGCTATCACAAAACCGCCGAAAGTGACGATCTCACGCGTATAATCGCGGATCACTCCCAGATATTCCTTGAGAGGTTTGCACATGGCCTTATTTCTTGGAAGGTACGATCTGAACAACGGGCGGAACGTCCGTTTCCGGCTGTGCTTGACTATAGGAGATATGCCCCGGTTCCAGCACCAGGCAAGAGCCGTCCCTGCATACCTCCGTACGGTTCGGGGTGACGTTCACGGAATGCCCGCATCCGGTGACGGTGATGCAACCGGCTGCGGCCGCCGCGCCGATAATGGCGGCAATCACGTACTTAACCCAATTCCCCCAACGGGCGGATGCCGCCTGTAGGGCCTTTTCTATGTCTTGTTTATTGATATTCATGTTATTTATGTTTGGTGAAGTATTTGAAAAAATCCATGGCGGCGGGGGAAGCAACCGTAAATTCGGGGTAGTCACGGGCTGTGAACATCCGGCGGCCTTTGGTCTCCGCATGGACGGCCTCGACGGTCAGTTCCACGGTTTCCAAAGTCCGCATAGGGTTATCCGCTACGAAAAACTCTTTCAGCCGCGCCCACACCTTTACGGCCTGCCAATCCTCTCCCAGTCCCACCAGAGCGGCAACTACGGCCTGCATGGCCGGAGCCTGCTCCGCCGGAATCTCGTCCTGCGTATAGCGGGCCGGAGGTCTATAACCTCCCGAATCCTGATAAATGGGCGTCAAAATGAATTCATCCCATTGACCAGGCTGCGGGAACTGTATTTGTATCTCGGAATTATTCATACTCAATCTTCGGTAGTCGTTTCGGCTTCCGGGTCAACAAAATCCTCCACCGCCTCGGAGACAATGATATTGCTCTCC